TGAGGATGATTGGGACTTGATGGAATATCTCTGGCGTTTGGGGCTTCAAAACCCCGTAGCGTTATGGAAATGGTGGGACTATGGAAGTGGACAGTAAGGCTCTCCAAGCTAGAGACGCGGAGACTAAAGAGGCCGAGCCAGAGCCAGTCACACAATCTGTCTATGAGATAGAACTGACTAAGATAGATGAAGAATACAATCGGAACCCAAGCCCGAAACTTCTGAAACAAAGATTCGACCTTCTGGTAAAGTTGATGCGGAAATGACTTTAGCCAATGTTGACAAACTGGCCGCGGCCAAAAAGAACTATGTTGTTCTTGAACCCTCAATCATGAAATACATCAATAAGGTTCCACGCTTGCCGAGTTGGATAGTAGTATCTTGATAATCTGTCATGTAGATGGACTGTGCGAACCTAATCGGTATGGAGGGGTTGCCACCTATGGAGTGGTTATCCGAAAGGAAGACGGAGAACTCGTCTTCATGGGTAGTGGAATGATAGGAGAGGGCAAAGGTATGTCCAATCAGGTCGCGGAATACTATGCTGTAATAGGTGCGCTCAAGAGTTTGATTGACCACTATCTGGCCAATGAAGAGGTCATAATCTACACCGACTCCAAACTGGTAGCGGAGCAGATGAATGGCCATTGGAAGGCCGTAAGCGGAGTCTACTTGCCCTACTTCCTTAAGACCAGAGACTATCAAACCCAGTTCAGCAATCTGAAATTCCAATGGATAAGCCGAAACCTTAATAAAGAAGCAGATTCTCTTACTAGGCAAGTATATGAAGAGTATTGCAAAGCAACTGGAAGACCTGTCATATATGGAGAGCATGAAAAAATGCCGAGATTGTGGAACAGAACTCACAAATGAAAATTGGTCTTTCTCTCGACAAAGGAATAAATCTTTCTATTGTCGAAACTGTTGCAAAGTTCGCCAACATCAATGGCGCATCAAAAACACTACTCACGAAAGAGAATACGGAAAGAAATGGAGAGCAACACATAAGCAACAGAGAAGAGATTATGCTAAAACCATTGGACAAGAGAATAAATTGGAAGTTCTTCGCCATTACTCTGGCAATGTCGTCATCCCATTTTGTGCTTGTTGCAAAGAGAATCGGATTGAGTTCCTCACACTTGACCATATCAAAGATAACGGCTATCAAGAGACTGTTTCCCATCGAAAGACTCTCTATTTTTACCTCATTAAACAAGCCTTTCCAGAGGGCTATCAAGTTCTTTGTTGGAATTGCAATGAAGCAAAGGCGCACTACGGATACTGCCCACACCAAACACATAAATATACCCAGAGGCGAGAACTCCGAGGCAGATAGAATGTCTCGCATGGCTTATGAAACGTGGATGTTGGCCAATGGTCGCAAGCCTCTGTATGGGAAACGACAGAATGTTTATAAAGGTCGCAAACAGAGGGGTGTGCTATGAGCAAGAACAAAAGATTCAAGAAGGTAGACAGATTCTTCAAAGCGATAAGAATCGTCTTCATAGGTGATATGCACGTTGGGTCAATCTACTCTGTGGCCTCTCCATTCGTTACCTTGACTTCAAACGATGCTCCCACTACGCTTGAAACAACGAAGAAGCAACACGCTTTGTTTGAGGTATTTTCAGAGTGTGCGAAGAAGTTCTCCCAACCTGACCTTCTAATGGTAGTTGGAGAGCCGATTGATGGCCCTAACCCTAAAAGCCCACAAGACGCTTGGACGCTGAATACAACAGACCAGATAAATGAGGCCGAAAAACTGGTCAAGATGTTCGGAGCCAAGAAGATTAAAATGGTCAGAGGGTCTGGCTATCACGGAAGCAACATGAGAGGGCAGAATGCGGAAATGACCTTTGCGGAACAGGTGGGCGTTAGTCCCAATTCCGATGGCGAGTTGGTTCCAGCAGAGCACCTATTAAACGTCAATGGCACACGCATTCTCGTTGCTCATCACCAACCCAATTATACGGTGTATAGGGCAACTGGCTTAAACAAACAAGTCAAAAATATGTATGTAAACGCGGGAGTCAGAGAAACGAAACCTTACAATTGTATGGTGTTCGGCCATGTCCACTTCTACGATTGTGTAGACATATACAAGTGCAAAGTCATCTCATTGCCAAGTTGGAAACTGAACGATTGGTTCAGCAAAAAGACCGGAATTGGTGACGATTCCAGCATCGGTGCAGTTCAACTCACAATCCAGCCCAACGGAAAAATGACCGTAGAAGCACTCATCTACGATCTACCACATGAAAGAGAACCAGAAGAGGAAGTCGTCTCATGAAGACTCCAAAGTTAGTTCGTAGAGAACCCCCTCAGACCACCGAGCCAGAGCATCCTGAACTGGTCTTGCCAGAGGAAGACGTTCCCGAAGAACTGCTTCCTTACAGTATGACCATTGACGGCTTCTATCAAGAAGTGAAACGAGCACCTGCTGACAAACCACTGAGACGGAGAAATCTCATCTTCTTGGTGAAGTCATTTGAAGATGCTCAACACACTAGAGTTATGGCCATGAACCGCCTCAGAGCGATGGGACGCTCCGAAGACCAGTTGAAGGACGACCTCAAAAGTTATGCTGGCCCCGAACTCATTCTGAAAAGGACGATTGAAAAGTTGCTCAGATTTGAGCCAATCTATCAGGAACACCTAAGCAAGATTACAGGGGTTGGGGCTTCCTATGCTGGCAAATTGATTGCTTACATCGGTGACATCGAGAGGTTCCCCAACGCCAGTAAACTGACCACTTACGCTGGACTGAATGTAATCACTCGTTGCGGAAAGTGCAAGAAGAGAATCTTCCTCAACAACGATGGCCAAGTCAGTCCCTTTGAGACTAACAAGTGGGTTGAACACATAATGGGACGACTCAAGATGCAAGCCGACAAACGCCTTGACAAAGTGGCATTCAACGAAGCAGAAGCACTTGAGGACTTACAGACCCACATCTGTAAGTGTCCTAATCCAGAAGTGATTCGAGTCGCACCAAAGCGGAAGCGTGGTGAACTCGTTGAATGGAATCCCGACTTCAGAAGTCTGCTGTGGAACATCGGCAAGCAGTTCGTCAAACAAGGGAAGGCATACAGAACCCTTTACGATGGTATCAAAGCCGAGCAGACAGAGCGAGATGGCGCAACACTTTCAAAGGGGCAAATCGATGCACGAGCCAGAAGGAAGGTAATGAAGGTCTTCCTCAATCAATTATGGGAACAATGGAGACTGATTGAAGGATTGCCAGCCCCTAATCTTTGGGTGTTGGAGCATGGTGGTCACACGGATAAATTACCTCTGTTGAGGGATGAGTCGGTGTGACATCTGAAGCCAAAGGACAAGTGACACCCAAAGACTGTCTGCGAGCCATCCTGTCTATGACAACCACACTTGCACTGCGAGCCAATCTTGAAGTGATACCCAAATCGTTACTGCGAGCCATAAAGACCATGATACCCAATTCGCAATTGCGAGCCATCCGAACTATGACACCCATCAACCGTTTGCGAGCCATTGGCTTCATGACACCCACAGTTACATTGCGAGCCATGTGTCTAATGACACCCATACCTCTAATGCGAGCCATTGAAGTAGTGACACCCACAGAAGAAGTTGCGAGCCATGAACGAAATGACACCCATATTGGTATTGCGAGCCATGTCAGCAATGATACCCAAAGAAGTTGTTGCGAGCCAAAAGTGGAGAGGTCAAACTCGGCCTCTCCTCTTCGCAAATCTTTAAATAGGTTACGAACAGAGGGATAGGCTATGACATTTGCAAGACGTAAACGATGGAGCGTAGTCAAGAAACGTAGACATACTTCGCACCAGAAGATTCTGGCGCAACGGGCTGAGAGAGAGAAGGAGAAGAAAACAGGGGAGAAGAAGAAATGAGTGCACAAACCCATGAAGCCGATGGAGGTTCTATCAACGCTTGGGGATATTGCTCCAAATGTCACAAACAGATAGAGCAACTAATCAAGGAGATGACGATGGCAAAGCCAGAGGTCGAAAAAGGAATGAACCAAAGAATAGAAATGGAAGCCAACAACACAAAGGAACTCGGACTTCTGGTTAGTGCTTATTGGGCAGAAGGTATCAGACTTGTTTCATTGGATTACTTGCTACATGGCAGATTCAACTGCGTCTTTGAAGGGCCGATTAGAGGGGAGACAAAATGAGTCACAAAGAATGTAGTATAGCCAGCCACCGACATGGGGTAAGGACTAGAGACGGACAGATTGAATGCAGTGGTCGTAAGGGCGGCATCCACACATTCAACGGTAGAGAAATCAGACTGGTCGGGAACCCCATTCCTTTAGTCTACTGTTCAAAGTGCAACCTTGTCGCGGCTTACTATAGATGTGACAACAAATGAGTCTCGCCAATCAGAAAGAACTCGGTAAAGCCAAACTCCCGAAGGGCTGGAATGAAGGAGATAGATACCTTTTCAAGTGTAGAGATTGCACAACGTCTTGGGTTGATTCTGACTTGGAATGGATGAGACAATCAGCGACAATACATAACCAACTCTTCCCAGACCATCATGTGATAGTGGCCAAAATAATAGGTCTGGCTAATGGTGATGAATATGTCCCTCCTCAGTAACCAAGAGCGACTTGATGCCAGCAGACGCAAGGACAGGGCTTTTGTAAGATTAAGCCGACAGGTTGTCTGTAGTTGCGGCCAGTTGCTTACTCGTCCACGATGGCGCAACTTCACATTCTGCTTCAAATGTGGCCAAAAATTGGTGTTCTATACCGTATGAGCCTAGCCAATCAGAAGGAGTTAGACGAAGCAAGATACCTAGTTGACTGGGAAGAAGCGTTCAAACAATACAGAGAATATATGATGAAATATGACACATTTACTATCCCGGTTGCCGAACAATTCTGGCTCAAATGGTTAGTGAACCAAAGATTTAAGGCAGTCGGTCTTGAATATCGAGGAACCCCAATTGTCATTAGCGAACCAGAAACAACTGAATGACCAATATCAGGAGATGCGACATGAGTTCGGCATCCCTGATGACCTGACCGATGAAGACTTCATACCAGAGAAGTTCGGCCCTTGTTTCTTCTGTAAGAAGTGGGTGTCAGACTTCGACTTTTGTTGGGGTTGTGATTGTTTTGTTTGCCAAAAATGTAACGACCCGAACAAGATTCTGCACGAACAACACAAAGTAGAAGACCATCTAACCCTGTAGAGTCCCATCTTCTTTCCTATAGGGCTTGCAATCGCATAGTCCTACTGGCTCATTACATCCGAAACAGACCTCTGGTTCTTTGGCACTTAAACGATAGGATGCTCGACCACACCAGCATGGTTGATGCGTCCTTTTGATTACCTGAGCAACCTGATTCTTGGAGATGCTTTTAGCCTCTACCCTACCCGTTAGTTTCCTCTTCGGTGGGATAATCATTAGCACCATAAGGAGACTCTCGTTTAGTTACTATTTAAAGATTCTTATGGAGCATGAACGACCATGTGATTAAGGAAGTCTTTCTGCCACTTGAAAGTCTTGCCGCATTGGTCGCACTTGAAGGCTCCCTCTTCCTTCTCTGCTTCTGGTTCCTCTGGTTCGGGTTCTTCTTCTGGCTCCTCTTCGGGTGGGACTTCTGGTTCCTTACCCTCGCCACTAGGTGGCGTAGGTGGCCCCTTCTCCTTCGGTTCACTGGGTTCCTTCCCCTTCTCTGGCCCCGGTTCAGGTTCTTTGCCCTTCTCCTTGTCCTTTCCCTTCGGCTTCTTGGGTGGAGTGGGCTTGGCGGTAGGCTTGGTCGTTGGCTTCTCAGGAACCTTACCTACCCACATCTGCTCTCCATTGTGGAAGAGGATGGCCTCGAACTCCTGAAGGTCACGGAAGACCTCTTCGGGCTGTGCGAACCAATCAATCAGAACGTCTAGGTCTTGAGGTAGAATGTGTTGGAAGGTGAAGATGTAGGGCGAGTTGGCTAGGATGTCCTTGTTAACGTCAGCCGTCCTTCGAGCCGCGAAGATGCCGCCTACGTTGTAGTTGCGTCCAACGTTCACCAACTCATTGAGCATAGTTCCCGGCTTGGTCTGATAGCGGTCAACCTCGTCCATCACCACCATACAATCTCCTCTCTCTAGTGCCGAATAGAGTATCTCGTCTACACCCGCAGTATCGGCTGGACTAACTTGGTGATAGTCTATGTTAGGCTGGCCATCATACTCAGCGAAGTTGCCGAGAGCGTCCAACAGAACGAACTGATAGTCCTTAAGGATGTCCGACAGAAGCACTTTGATGAGATTGGTCTTGCCCGAACCCGTTTTACCGAGTATGGTAATCTTGTCTGAGACATCAACCTCTAGTTTGGGCTTCTCTCGACTCTTCGCTTCTACAGTTGCAGGGTCAGTGCCAGCAATCTTCTGGGCCTCTGGTGAGAGGTCTGCTCCCTTCTCCTTATCTTTGTCTTTATCTATGCGTGGGTCTTTGACTTCCTCTTCATCTAAGTCAGTCCAAGGCAATGGTTCTCTTTCACAATATCCGCAGTCTCCACAACCACAATCTTCATCTGGGCAACATTGACAGGCATCTGGTGAGTCTTCTAGGGTCGTATCGTCTATGTCTCCACCCTCTTCATACTTCGGAATCTTGCCCTTCCCCTTACAGTAAGTGCATGGGCGACCACTTACTTCATTCCTGCCACTGCCCTCGCAACTTGGACAAGGCTCTACCCAAAGGCTTGGGTCTTCCTTCTTGATGGCCGGAACCTCGCCATCATCATCGTCATCAATACCCATTTCCAGTTCGAGCAAGTCTTCTTCATCGTCTACTGGGTAAGCATAATCGCACATCACACAAATCCACTGTTTTTGTTTTATCGTTTCATCTTGCTCATTTGGCCCCATCGCAAATCCAAAGCCGCACTTGGGACAGTTAAAGAGAAGGTAGGCATCAGGGTTAATGTCCTCTGAATCGCCCTCTCCCTTACTAGTGGGTGCTGTTATCTGAGAGCCAGTAGGAACGAATTGACTCTGTGTGAAGGGACTAATATTCTGTTCTGTGGTAGGGTTCAATTGCTGAGAGAGGTTGTCTTGGCTCTGCCCTTCCCAACCCTCTCCTGTCGATACGTCACCCTGCTCATTCATATCCATTGGTTGCGGCAACCCAATGTCAATTGGGTAAACGCTTTTATCAAGATAGGCAACTGACCCATCAAAGCCCCAAAGTTCTAAGTATTCGCCTTCATCTACTTGAGCAAAGAAACTATCATAGTCTGCGGCTTGTGGAAACATCTCCTTAATGGCGGCAACATCTTGGCTGTCTGTGACTAGAATCAAGTCGTCTCTATTGTTGAGGTCGGCTATAGTCTTGCCCTTGGCCGCTTCCTCTTCAAATCTGATGGGGTCAGAAGGCTTGGAACCAACGCGATGGTTAGGCCAATCTAAAACCTTTCTCACCGACTTATCACTCATACCTTGAATAAGTCCTTTCTCCTATTTAAAGATGACCACTCTCCCATAGCAAGAACCTTTATATGGCAGAACAGCCACTTTAAATACAGTCATGGCTGAGAAAGAAGAGGACAAACCAAGAGACAATGTTATCACCGGAGCTCTGAAGCGTCTGGGATTCATCTCAGACCCGCCAAACAATCTGTTGACGGGAAAGGGATTGAGCGACCCAACTGCTCAGGCTTCTTATAAGCCACCCTTAGAGTCCCAACTTGGGCAGATTGACAGAGGCGAGGCGTGGTGGAGAGACTTTGCTTGGGAAGAGTATGCGACCAAAGACTTGCCCGGTCTCGGTCTAGGCTTTACAGTCTATCCGTATGTTGCCGTTTGGGAGAAGATATGGGGAGCCGTCCCTACCGAAGACTATGAGAAGTATAAACAATACTACGTTCAGGAACCGTTCATTAGAGCCACGATAGACTTCCATACTCAGATGACCATTTCACAGGGTTATGAGTTGGACTATCCTCTGGATACTGTAGTGAAGGATGTCAAGGCTTTCCTCGACAGACACGACTTCATCAACCTGCTTAAGATAATGGTAAAGGATATGCTAGTCTTCGGCAACTCCTACACAGAAGTTGTGAGGACTTGGTTCTGTCATGAGACAGGTCACGACCTAACCGAACTGAGAATTTCTTACGAGACAGAAGGGAAGGATGGTGGACCGGGATACTGGTGGACAGACAGAGTAGACATTGCTGATAAGCACAACAAACTCTATCCTACCCACAAGTTGGAGAACCCCTATGGTGAGATTACCCGCTTCAAGCCACTAGACCCCATGTATATGAGAGTCAGAAGGGACGCTTACGGAACCATCCTTGGGTATGTCCAGTATTACGTCTTCCCGCTAGTCACCTTCCTTGCAGACGAGATAGTTCATCTGAGATATATGCCTACCTCTTGGACTTATGAGTCGGTCTACGGTGTATCAATGCTACGCCCTATTCTCTTCCATCAGGAGTTGATGAAGAACTATGAGCAGACGATGGGAGCCATCATGAATGTCTTCCTGAAGCCCATGTTCCTAGTCCACGTTGGCACATCAGATAACGGCCTACCAACGGCAGAAGTCACCAACCAACAGTATCAGTCAGTGAGGAGATACTTCCAGTCTAGCCAACCCGGACAGTCCATCGTAATCAGAGCCTCAAGCCCAGTAAAGGTAGAGCCAATCAACCCACCCATTGACAGGATGCAGACCACAGCGTTCTGGCTTCAGTGGCTCCACAACATGAGAACCTACGCCCTCTCCGTTCCAAAGTTCTTTACCGACCCTGCTGGATTGAACAGAGCCACAGCCCAGACTGTAGAGAGGGGATATTTCACGTTCATCAGTTCCAACCGCCAGTCCTTGAACAGCCAACTAGAGAGGAGCATCATGATAATGGTAATGCGGTCTATCTATGGTAAGATTGCAGACGAACTCATCCATGAGTATGATGTGCCCAAGTTCATCTGGAAACCAGTGAAAGAGGACTCTCTAGAAGACAAGGCAAAGACTTATCTACCCCTCTATGCAAGCCGTATCCTGACCAGAGATGAAGTCAGAAAAGCACTCGGCTTCGAGCCATTGAATGAGGAAGAATTGGAGAAGGAGATAGGCGAGACAATGCCACCTATGGCCCAGACAGGAGCAGGAGCACCCGGTATGACAAGAGAGGGAACACCCACCTTCGGTAGTCCAGATGAAAAGATGGCTACACGACCCCCTGACGAGAAGATGATACCAGACGAAGGGGCGGCACCAGAATGGGGAGCAGACATGGCAGAGAAGACCGAGCAAGGAGAAAGATTAGATGAGATGGAAGACGCGATTTCGGACCTCAGACAAGAGTTCCAAAAGAAACTACATGAAGCAGAGATGGAGATAGATAACAATGAAAAGAGAACATAAGACGTTCTACGTCTGCATCCATCATCCCTGCTCTCTCATCTACGAAGAGATTTCCTTCCTTCTTCATCTTGGCTTTGAACCATGTCCATTATGTGGCTGTGTATTGGGAAGCCACCGCGAACTATAGAATCTTTAAATAGGATGCTACAATAGGGGTTGGTAATGACAGCAATCAGTATTGAAGAAATGCTCCGCAAATACCCGCCCCTTGCACGATTCAAGGACAACCCAGACGCAGTTCGCCAACTCTATGCAGAACTCAATCCCAAGAGAAAACTCTCAGAGTTAGACATAGGAGACTATGTGAATGGGATGGACGTTCTGATTACGAAAGTCATTGGCACATCCTACTATGTGGGGTGTCCAGTGTGCTTCTACAAGAAAGAAGGAGTAGAGATTGGCACATCATTCGACTGCACCAACATCAAGTGCAACACGCAAAGAGTAGCAACCAAACTTGTGAAGTGGACACTGCAAGGTGGAGACGAGACAACCAAAGCCATCCTTGACTTCCCGGCCTTCGCCTTCCGATTAGACGATGGAAACAAGTATCTGGCAAAGGTCGTCAACATCTCAGGGAAAGTGCAGAAACTCACCGACCAAAAACAGGACGGAAAGGTGGTAGGAAAGACACCCATAATCATGGTGCGAGACATGAAGGTCGTCTCAGACATAAGAGACCCTGAAACAGACACTCTCGCAACTCAGATTACGAAGTCTACGTTGGCAGAAGCAGTTGAGATACCGCTTGGTGAAGGGCCAAAGGGTCTTCCCACTCCCCCTGTGTCTCCGGTCACTCCACCCATCTCGACCATTCCAGAAACCAAACTCAAAGCGTTCAACACTTGGATGACCATCATGAAGACGGTGACAGAAGCCCAACTGAAGAACCATGTTGAGAGCAATCTCAAGTTGAAGTTGGATGACGTTCTGCCTCTGGTGGACAAGCACTTCCAAGACTCGACACAAACAACAGTCTACACGCTGAGACCTGAACCTACACACTAGGTTCGGGCCTTCCCCTTTTCTGAACACCTTTAAATAGTCCCGTCACTCTTATCTTCTTAGTATGCAACCACCGTATCAGCCAGCCACGCCTCAACAGCCAGCCCCGAAGCCGGGTCAGCCGAACTATCCCAACATCGAGAAGTTCAATGAAGAGGAATGGGGGTCTAAGCGAAAAGGTCAGCCTTGTCCATATCAGCCTTGTGACTATGAGATTGAACAGTATGGTGGCGGGTCTGTGTTTCGAGAACATTGTAAAGAGACACATCCTGAAATCTATACGGAAATGATGAGAGTAGAGGACTTGTTAGACGATGACACAGCAGTTAAATGTCCAGAGTGTAGAGGAACTGGTATGAAACCATCAAAGACAGAGGAGCCAGACCCTAGCAATCCAGACAAAGAACTCAATCCTGACCCAGACATCCCAGAACCAGTAGAACCAGACGAGGACGGAAAGGAGAAGGAACCCTTCGATGGCAAACCCGTCACAACTGAAGGGCTAGAGGTTCCTGATAAGGTTGAGATACCTGAACGCCTCTACAACGACCTCATGATGATGATTGAATACTCCGTCTCTAACGACAATGAAGCGGGTGGCTTCCTTATCGTGGCCGAGCATGGCAACATAGGTGTCGTGGGAGAGCAGTTTGGGAAGGACAGAGAGATAGTGCTAGAGCCTAACGAAGCACTCCACGAAGGCGAGTCCCTTATCGGCACAGTCCATATGCACCCCGTCACCCCTACCGCAAGCACTGGCGATGTATCGGGTTATTTGAACGATGAGAACGAGAAGGTCATGGTGGTGGTAGGGCAGGACAAGTCCATCAACTTCTACTTCAAGACCCCCTTCACAGCAGAAGGAGACTACGGAGATGAGATAAGCGACAACTTCGAGCAGGAAGACATGGATATGCTGGCAGAAGGATTTGGCTTCATCTGGTATAGGGGCGAGGAATCGGACAGGACGGAACTCCATCTCATGTCCAATACGGTAGACAACGTAGAGTTGAACATCGTAGAAGATACTTGGCCCGTTGAAGACTTGATAAAGGGGATAGGAATCAAGGGCCGACCCGACATACCTGAAGATTACTCTCAAAAGAAAACTCCACTTAAACTACAGATACCATTCTCTTTTAAGTGTAATGACCATTTATTGAAGGGTTAAGATTTGGGGCTTCTCATGTGGACAAACGCCATAAAGTCCTTTACCAATGTTACAACTGAAACACATAACCTGCAAACCCTTTGGCCAATTGTTCTTCTTTAACCAAGCATAGAAAACAGCAGAGCCACTAATGTTTCTTCCAAGAGCGTCTTTCTTCTGTTTTGCTCCATCATTATTAATGTGGTCAAGAGTAAGAAGTTCGAGTAAGGTCTCTCCGCAAGGTGGACAAACACATTTTGGATGTTCCCCACCATAATGAGTAAGTGCCTCAATCTTCAATTTCAGGGCGTTCTCTTTCTTCCATTTGCGTCTATATTCTATCACATCTGGTCTCTTATGGTAAGTCTTTTCATACTGTCTTCGTCTTTCTCGCTCTCTTTCAAGATGCCTTTGATACCATCCTTTAGCCCAAGTGTGCCTTTGTTCTCGGTGCTCCTCTCGATATTTCTTATCATATTCTTTTCTCTTCTCAGGATTGGCGTAAGGCATAGATGATTATTAGGAAGTCCAGATATATAAGTCTTAAGGTAACTACCAACTTACCCAGAATCCTAACAATACTCGACCAAGAAGACCCCACTGAGGTTGCAAATTCCATTCGCTTTCCATTGCAAAGATGGAAGACTTACAGGTTGAAGGATATAGTATATACCCCTTATTCAGAACCTTTATTAGAGAT